GCTCCAAGCCAATGCCTGGATGACGGCCCGCTCCGTGGTGGCGGGTGATCCGGTAGAGGACGCCATTAAGACCGCCGGGGCTTACCTGGCGCAAGAGGCGGCCGCCGGCAACCTGTACGCCGACACTCAGGGCGACATCAAACGCACCCGGGTGAAGGCGGATACGGTGGAATCGGAAACGGAGTACCAAGACGGGGCCCGGGCTCGCTCGGGCAACCTGTCCTTTGTCTTTGACCTGCTCCGGCCGTACTTCCCGGTCGGCGGCGGGTCCACCTTTCCGGTGCGGAGAGCCTGATGGGGCTTCGCGCTGACGTACAAACCGGTATCGCTGCGGCGTTCGACAGCGCCCTGGCCGATGCCGTGGAGGAATTCACCCTCACGCGGGTGACTGGCACGAATTACGACCCCCTGACCGGCGAAGAGACCCAGGCCACCGAGACCTTCCAGGGTCGCGGCGTGTTCGGGGGCTTCAAGACCGAGCAGGTGGACAGCGAGCACATCCTGGCCACCGACGAAAAGCTGACCGTGCTGCAAAGCGAGATCGGCACGGACCCCGTAATCGGCGACGACATCGGCGGCAAGCGGGTGATGAACACCTGGCAGGATCCGGCCTCCGTCGCCTGGATTGTCCAGCTGAGGGACGCATGAGCTTCGCGGCGGACGTTCAGAAGTTCAGCCGGATGGCCAGCCGGTCCCTGGAGAAGACCGCTCGAGCGGTGGAGATCCAGGTGTTCGCCGAGGTTATTAATCTGTCGCCCCGCCGCACCGGCCGCTTCGTCGGCAACTGGCAGATCTCCCAGGGCGCGCCGACCGACGGCGAGCTGGCCCGCGAGATCGAGAAGCAGCAGGCCATCAACGAGATGAACGAGGTGGTGGCCGCGCTTAAGGGCGGGGGCGTCACCTTCATGGCCAACAACCTGCCGTATGCGCACCGTTTGGAGTTCGACGGCTGGTCCAAGCAGGCACCTCAAGGCATGGTCCGGCGGACTGTGGCCCGCTTTAACCTGATCGCCGACGAGGCTGCCAGGAATAACCGCGTATGAGAAACCTGGATATTCGCAATGCGCTGGTCCTGAGCTGGCTGGATGGCGATTTCGGCTTGCCGACCGCCTACCCGAACAAAGATCCGAACGATGCCCTGAAGCAGGCCCAGGCCAACAACCAGCCGTGGGCGGACCTATCCCTGCTTCCGAGCCAGCCCGGCGTGGCAACGTGCGGCGACGAAGGGATGGACCGCCATGGTGGCGTTCTGCAAATCGACCTGAACCACCCGCTCAATAGCGGGGATGTCCCGGCCATTACTCTGGCTGACCAGATCGCCCGGCGGTACAAGGCGGGAGAGCACTTCGACGCCCCGGCCCTGTCCGAGACCCTGATCGCCGATTTCCAGGCTCAGGAGTTCCTGGTCTGGGATCCGCTGCCGGTCCTGATCCGCTCCTGCGGCTACGAGCAGCCGCGGCGGGTCGAGAACTGGTCCCGAACCACGATGACGATTTACTACAGCGCCTGGGTCTCCCGGGCGTAACCCCAACCCCTTTCCTATCGGCCCGCCTCGCGCGGGCTTTTTTGTATCTGACGGAGGTTCGTTATGGGCTGCCCTGCAAACGGCTCACGCCACTCTATGGCCCTGGTGGCCGAAACCGTTGCCGGCACCACTCCGGCAACCCCCGACTTCACCCCGATTCGCCAGACCGGCACCACGCTGGCCCTAACGAAGGAAGCCCTGCAAAGCAACGAGCTGCGCGCCGACCGGCAGATCGCCGACATGCGCCACGGCAACAAGCAGGTGGGCGGCGACATCTCCACCGAGCTGAGCTACGGCGGTGCGTTCGGCCCGATGCTGGAGGCGGTGTTGTGCGGCACCTGGGAGGAGGACGCACCGTCCGCCGGCACCGACACGCTCAAGGCCGGCGTTCAGCGTCGCCCGTTCACCATCGAGCGGCATTTCGCGGACATTGGTCAGTACCTGCGGTATCTCGGGTGTGAGTTCAACACCTGGAACCTGACCGTCTCCACCAACGCCATCGTAACCAGTTCGTTCAGCTTGGTGGGGCGCTCCATGGACGCGCCGGCCCAGGCTCCGATCACGGGCGCCACCTATCAGGACGCGAGCACCACCAGCCCGTTCGATTCGTTCTCGGGCCAGATCAGCGAGGGCGGCGCCTCAATCGCGACCGTGACCGAGCTGTCCCTCACCCTGGAGAACGGTCTGTCCCCGCTGTTCGTTGTGGGCTCGGATACGGCGGAGTGCGTGAGCATCGCCCGCTCCAACCTGACCGGCTCGATCACCACCTTCTTCGACAGCGTGGCGCTCTACGAGAAGTTCCTGAACGAGACCGAATCCAACCTGGAGTTCACCCTGAGCGACGGCACGAACGCCTACACGTTCAGCCTGCCGCGCGTGAAGTACAACTCCGGCCAGCCGGACGTGAGCGGCGAGGGCGAAGTGACCGTGTCCATGGATTTCCAGGCCCTATTTGACGAGACCGAGGAAAGCCAGATCGTGATTCTGCGGGGTGCTGCGTAATGAAGATGGATGCGCTGTTTACTCGCCAGAAAGCCAACGAGGGCACGGAAGTGCCCCTGTCCTATCCGGACGGCACGCCGACCGACTACCACCTGGTGATCCGTTCTCAGTGGTCTGACGCCTTCCAGCAGGCCAAACAGGACGCCTACCGACAGGATATGGAGGCCCTGGCCAAGGGCGAGGCCGTGGACAGCACCGAACGCCATGTGACGCTGTGCGCCACCCTGGTGGCCGGCTGGAACCTGGAGGAGGAGTTCACCGAGGAGAACGTGAAAACGCTGCTCCGTGAAGCACCCCAACTCCGGGACATGATTGACCGCCATGCCTCGCGTGATGCGCGTTTTTTCAGGAAGCCGTCCACCGACTCTACGAGTGGGCGGAAAACGAAATAGCGGACACGATCCCCGACCCCAAGACCGGCGCCAGCCGCCGGCAGCAGCTTGAGGCGGTTTACCGCCAGACCGGCAAGAAACCCAAGAGCCTGAGAACAGACCCGCCACCGGAGGGCACTGCCTACCTGTGGGGCTGGTTCTGTGAGCTGGGCGATTGCTCCTACACCGAGATCCACCACTGGGCCGCACTGAAGCGCATCCACCTCCTGCCCTGGGAGGTGGACGTGCTGCGGCATCTGGATCACCTGAGATCGAAGGCCTGGCATGACCGAAACAGCGCGTCTCGTACTTAGCGTAGACAGCACCGATGTCGACAAGGGCTCCGCGTCCCTCGACAAGATCGGGCGTCATGCTGGTGAGGCTGAGAAATCCACTACCCGCGCAACCGGCCAGATGGAGGGCGGGTTCAAGGCAGTGGGGGCGGCCATTGCAGCCGTGGCCAGCTCGGCGGCCCTGCGCAAGATCGTCGGTGATTTAGCGTCGTTCGATCAGGCGATGCGGGGCGTTCAGGCGGTGTCGCAAGCTACCGCCGAGCAAATGGCGGTCCTGGAGAATCAGGCCCGTGAGCTGGGCGCCACCAGCATGTTCTCCGCGCAGCAGGCGGCTGACGCGCAGCGGTTCCTGGCCCAAGCCGGCTTCGAGGTCAACGAGGTGCTTGGCGCAACGCCGGGCATCTTGGAGCTGGCGGCCGCCGCCGGCATGGATCTTGGTTCCGCTGCTGACCTGGCGTCCAACGCGCTGTCGGGCTTCCGGCTGGAGGTCACGGAGCTGGGCCGGGTCAATGACGTTCTGGCTGCGACGGCGGCGAGCGCCAACACCGATGTTATGCAGCTGGGTCAGGCGCTGTCGTTTGCCGCGCCCATCGCCACCGCCGCCGGTGTGTCGGTGGAGGAGACGGCCGCCGCCATCGGTGCGCTGTCCGATGCTGGTATCCAGGCATCCCGGGCCGGCACCGGCTTTGTCGGCTTCATCCGGCAGCTCTCCAATATCACCCCCCAGGCTGCGGCCGCACTCCAATCCTACGGCGTCTCGGTGTCCGAGGTGGACATCTCCAGCCGTGGGCTCCAGGCCGTTATCGACCGGCTCGCCGAAGCCAATATCGAGACGGCGGACGCCTTTAAGATCTTCGGTTCCGAAGCTGGTGCCGCTGCCCAGGTCCTGCTCGGTTCTAATGAGCGCGTCTCCGAACTGGCCACCACTCTCACCGAGGCCGAGGGCGCCGCCTCCCGCATGGCGGAAATCCTGGGCTCGGGCCTGACCGGCTCGCTCCGGGCGTTCGGCAGCGCGGCGGCAGAGGCAACCCTCCAGCTGGGCGACGGTGGTATGGGCGGGGCTCTGCAGGGCCTGATTGAC